AAGAGCTTAGATCCATTTCTCTTGAACCTAATTTTTCAAATTTAGAATTGATATAGATGTATTCATCATAGATATTATTACCAGAATCACTATTAGCAACTAAATAGATAATACCTTTTTTACCAGTTGAAGGTAATGATTCGACAACTGAGTAATCGATTTGAGTTACTCCTGATACTGCAGATGCGATTTCTTTTGTTACATCAGCTGATTTAGCATAAGCAGATAAATCTACATTTACAGCTTTCGATGAATCAGGAGTTAAAGCTGCGCCATTTACTTTTACACTTTCAATTTTGTTTACTTGAGCACCAGCAGAAACACCATTTAATTTAGTTTTTTCTGCTGTCGTATAATCATTTGTAGATAAACCTTTTCCAGATTCTTGCGCTACAAATTTTCCTTCGCCCCATGCTTTAATTTTTCCTAGGGCTGTTTTTAGAATTGAATCAGTTACAAAACTCATAATATATATCTCTCTTTCTATTTATTTTTTTTATTCAAATACTTCTTCCCACATATTGTCTAATTCATCATCAGACATTTCAGTGGCTGTTCCCTGCATATCTTTCCATGCAAAGTCATAATCGATATTGCTTGCTTTTTGCAATACTTGGTCTTTATTACCACCTGCAGGAAGAGTCGCAAGTTCTTTTTGTTGTAATTCTTGTTTTAAATTAATTAATTGTTCATACAGCAACTTCATGTTTGGATCCATTGGTTGTTGTTCCTTATCATCCTGATCATATTCGACATCTTCGATTTTCAATCTAAACGGTTCAAATGTCTTAGTAGAATTATCATCACTGTTTCTGCCAATCAATGTACAGGTTAATACCCCTGCTGTTTGAGTAAGATTTTCTCCAATGATAAATAGATTTTGAAGTAATGGTATTTCAGTTACTTCATCGTCCATATCTACTTTCAAGTAGAAGTTCCAGCCATCAATGAATAGATTTTTGTTGGTGAATTTGACAGCTGTATTGTTGCTATCATACTTTCTTCCAGCATAGAAGATATTTCTAGTACATGAATGTGATTGATTTTCATTCAGATAGATTTCAATAATTCTCATATGTTAACCCTTGTAAAAGATTGCATCACTAAATGAATTGACTGTCCTAGCAATCCTGTCGACACCTGAAATATTGATTCCATTCAAATGAACTCTGAACAATTCAATTTGACGTAAAGCACCACCGTTTTCAAGATCATCTTTTGTTAATGACGGAACTGTTTCTTGTTCTCCAGGTGTACCTTGGATGACAACAATATCGTGCGATTCTCCGTTCTCGTCAATTTTAAATTGAGCAACGATACAATCGCAACGTTTCATGTTTTGAGTACCATTTTCAATTGGCACATCGCAATACATTCCTGGTTTGATTCTAAGAAAATGTCCTTGGTTTATAAGCAATCCATCAGCAATCCTTACTTTGTTATTGCTGACAATAGAAGCTTCCATTTGATTACCTTTTGTAAAAATACCATCAACTGAATATAGAGCATCAAACAAATATGCATCGATACTTGCAGATACTTCTTTTCCTGTCAATGTAATTGCCTCAACTGCATCGCTTGAACTTGCCATCTAATCACCTACCTTGTAATCAATGTCACAGTCTGTGTAGTCTTTTTCAAACGTACATTTAACGATTTTTTGTACAATAGGCTTTTGCATAGAAATACCTGTTATGTATTCTTTTGCTCCTACAATGTCTCCAATTTCAGGAGATAAATTATCAAATGTAATTTCTAAAGAGTTATCAGTCTGTGCTTCTTTTAATTTTGTTTTGGTTCCATCTATCAGTTCTTGAACGCTTTCAACATTTGAATAGTCATACGTCATTGTATTCAATTCAATTGGAATCAAAGAGCTGTCATCAATTTCACTCAACTCTAAATATTGATCATTGATTTTAAAGACATGAACAACCTGCCTTTCTTGCAAATCGCCTTTGCCTAATCCAATGCAATGATTACATTGATTTATATCTTTTTTAGCAATAATCTGCAGATTGTAATCATTGTCGAATTGGAGTTTTTCGGAATAATTGATAATAGGCTCAACTGAAAGTTCAATCTGTCCATCTTTATTCCAAATAAGTTTAAGTTTGGCATTTGCATCATTTAGCATTGTTTCAAATGCCTGCAACGTGTTGTAATAACGTGCCTGATAATTAATGGTTATTCCACTATCTTCTTGTGAAACAACAAAAAAATCAGCCAGTTTCTTTTTTAAACTTACTGATTTAGATTTATTTTCAATATAATTGAAAAAATCAGTTGATGAATTGATATATTCTCGAATGCATTCATTTGCTTCACCTATGAATTCATAGTATTCATCAGTTCTTTTTTTAGGCTGAATAATATCATTTGCTAGCAATTTTCTTGGGCATATGCCCCCTATTTTTACTTCTTCAGCTTCAGTATCTATTTCGATACTTTTTACTATCCCACCAAATTCGGTACCGACACAATAAAACTTGCTGTCATATGTCAATTTGCGGTCCCAGCTGTCCGTTGAAACGGTTATTTCAAAGTCGTTCTTGGCTTTGTCATATGTTCCAATTTCCAAGTCTAGGCTACAGTTTAACAATGGTCCTTGTTCGATTCCGTTAGGATCCGTGTAGATGAACTCCATCATCATTCATCACTCTCCCATTTTGGCTCGCTTCTTGCATCATAGACAACGATATCAAATGAAAAAGAATTGTTCCAAACAACGATATTTGTACCAGGTGGGATGGGAATATACAATCTGTTGTCTTTGTTCCTGTCATTAAAAACATTGATTTCATCACCGTGTGCTGTGATTTTTACAGCTTTCTTTTTCATTGTATCGATTTCAAGTCTTTCATTTGCTTCAAGTGTCGTATTGATTTGATAAAGGTTGTCTCCTATTTTAATGGCCGGGTCTTGTGCCGGACCATATATTCTTAATAAAATATCATTTTCAACGACTCCAGTATTTCTAACTGTCATTTGTCCTTCACTTGCACCATAAATATAAGGATATTTATAGGAATACTTCTTTGTTCCAGCTTTTTTTCCTTCACCACTGCTGTAAAAATGGTAGGTATCTTCCTTGATCCATTTAGTTGAATCAGTTACCAGAGTTAAATCTACCTTTGCGTATGGAAGAATATACGACTTCATGTCTTTTTGGTTTTTAAAGATATTGCACTCTATATAGTAGTCATTATAGAAGAGTTTTCCTTTGACATTGCTTACGTTATCTACATCAAATATCTCAACGAGTCTATTTAGAGCACTGTAGAAGTCTTTTTGATTTTGGCTAAAGATATCTACACTAACCTTTTTCGTTTCGACATCACGATAAAAGCGTGTGACCCTTCTATTTTCAGTTTCATATGACCACTCAAAGTTAAAAAAGTCAGTTTCTTCAATATGATAAGGAGCACTTAACAGATCTATTTGCTCATTGTTTGAATTGACATAATATACTTTCATAAATGCTCCTTTCTAAATAATTCTAGCAAATTCACGCTTGTCTACTTTGAAAGACATACCGCTGTTTTTAATTGCTTTAGCTGTTGAATTTCCCATCTTATCATAATCTATTTTTAATTCATTTGTGACAATGCTTTCAAATGCTGTTTGTCTTGCAATATCAAGATTTGTTTTCAGTTCGATATCATCCAAATTGAAGTTCATAATACCATTCAAGTCACTTGTCATTTTTTCAAGTTCTTTGTTCATAGATTTTTGAGCTTTTGGCATGGCCACTTCAAAACCTACCGCAATACCTGGTGGTAAGAATTTACCAATGGCATCTCTCATGACTTTTGAAGGTGAATGAATGCCAAAGAATCCTTTGATACCATCTACAACACCATTTGCAAAATCGCCAATCTTGCTAAGCAACCAGTCTTTTGCATTCTTGATACCGTTCCAGATACCTTCCACGATATTTTTACCAATATCTGCCATTTTACCAGGCAATCCAACAAGAGTATCAACAATACCATTCCATAGTGATTTGGCTGCTTCAATCCCTTTTGAACCCATCTTGACAACGAATTCAGCAACCTTTCCAATAGCATTTGACAATACGCTCCAAATTTGCCCAGGTAATCCTGTAACAAAACTGATGATGCTTGATACAAAGTTTGAGCCTGCTTCATATCCTTTGGAAATCAAATTCAAAGCAAACTCAGCTACTTTTCCTATGATATCAGTTATATACGTCCATATTTGGCCAGGTAATTGAGAAATCCAAGAAATAAAACCTGTTACGAAATTTGGAACATCAACCGTTAAAAATTCAACGAATTTAATTCCTAAGCTAACGATAAAACCAATTATCGAACCAATCGCATAGCCAATGTTGTATGGCAACTGATTGAAAAATTCGATTGCTGAGCTAATAAATCCTGTTAATATTTCAATGAAACTGTCAAATGCTTGCGGTATCGTTTCAGTAAAAAATGATGCAATTGATTCTCCAAGCCCAGAAAAAAATTCAACAATCGTTTGACCGATATTGCTGAAAGTCTCTACAAGCGTGTCAATTGCACCTGGTATCGATTCAGTAAAGAATGAGACGATTGTATCTATCACAGGCCCGCATGTTGATGTTATAGAATTCCATAGATTTATCCAGAACGACCTGAAACCATCGCTTGTATTCCATAAATAAAGGAATCCAGCTACCAAGGCAGCAATAGCTGCTACAATTAGGCCGATTGGATTCAACATCATTTCGCCATTTAATAGTTTCTGCGCTAATGCTAATCCCTTGGTTACTCCTTCGGTGAGAAGAACTATTCCTTTGTAAGTAGCAAGTGCTGTTGCTACAGTAAGAATAACAGCTGATAATGGTGTAAAGTTATCAAGTGCAACTCCTGCTACATCATAGAACAAATCACCTAAAGGCTGTAACTGATCTTTGACCTTTCTAACTTTTGATTCCAATTCTTGCATTGGAGTCGTTGTTTCATCAGCAAACTGTTGTCCTTTTCCTGAAACATCATCAAAAGTAGTTCCAACACTATTCAACGCTTTAGCAAATGTAAGATTGGCATCTTCTCCCATTGTACCGAAAGCAGTAGCTGACATTGTCAATGCTTTTTGTTGATCATCACATTTAGTAA